CCTGCTGCGTGAGGTGCAGCGAGTACCATTGCTGCGCCGTCCGATACTCCTGGTGCGAGAGGTCGAGCGCGAACGTTTCGGATGCCGGCGTCTCGATGACATGCACATCGTAGTCCAGTGCTATCCATTCCGATAGCATGTCGGGATGGCGGCGGGAGCGTGGCAGTGTGCGCACCAGCCACACATCCAACGGCTCGGAGCTTTTGGCCAATGTGCGTGCCGCACCGTCCCATGCCATCGCGGCGGCGAGGCGGAGCCCATCGCTTGCTTTGGATTGCGTCGGGCACAGGTCGCGCAGCAGGCTGTCGAAGCTGACTACGATGCTGTCAGGGCGGAGCATGGACTGCATGGCCATGCCGAAGTCGGCTCGTGGCGGTCCGATGACGACATGCATCGTCGCGCCGTATCCTGACAGCACGCGGTCCTGGCGCATCGCGTTGCAGTGCTTGCAGGCGCGGCGCAGGTTCGCCACGGTGTCCTTTCCGCCATGGCTGAACGGGATGATGTGGTCGTCCTCGGTCGCCGTGATGGAGCAGCCCGGCATGCCGAGCCAGCAGCGGTTGCCCCATGTGGCGATGACCTTCGCTCTGATGCGTGGATCTACGGTTTGTCTTCTCATGCTTTGCTTTTCTCTCGTTGGGTGAGTATCCAGCCGTTCACGTCCTGTTCGGCGTACATGATCGAGTTGCCGATGCGGATTGGCGGCGGTCCGATGATCGGGATGGACTGCCGCCACCGGATCAGCGTGCGTTTGCTGACGTTCAGTCTGGTCGCGGTCTCGGTGGTGGTCAGCATGCTGATGCGGGTCATGCCGTGGCTTTGTTCCTGAGCAGCAGTGCGATCTGTTCGAGCTTCGCGGCGACAATCGGCCAGTCGGCCTTCGAGATGTCCGACCAGACCATGCGCGGCCCGTCCGGGCAGATGATGTTCTGGCCTATCTCCACGTCACCGGGCTGCGGCAGATCGTGGTCCTCGATGTCCAGTGCGATGCAGATCTGCGGTTTCAAAACAGTTGCTCCTCTTTATAGATGGCTTGCGGTTTGCGGTTCGGGTGGTATGGCGTGTACGTCGTGGCCCATTTGCGAAAGCTGCGGCAGTCGATGCGCCATTCTCCGGCCTTGTATGCCGGCAAGCCTTTCTCACGAAGACTGAGCAGGGTGGGCACGTTCGGCTCCCCGAGCGCCCGGCAGACCTGGAACAGTTCGATGTCGGTGCGCCGGTTGTTCGCCGCGATCCGATCAACCTTGTCGGCGAAGCCCTGCATAAGCATCCTACGTGATTCGTCCGGATAGTGCAGCACCTCGTGCAGAGATGGTTCAATCCTCGATGACATAGGCCCACATCCCGCACCATTTGGCCAGCGTCAACAGCAGAGACTCGGAATCGTACATCTTGCCGGCGGCGTGAGAACGGTAGACGGGAGCCGGCACGCCCTTCTCTCCGTAGGCCATTTTCAGCGCCGCCTGCAGCTGGTTGTCGTTCAATCCGGACGCCTTCATCAACGACTGTCGTGAGGTGTTCGCCCTGCACCTGATGTTCTTGTCGATCATCGGGAGAGCCATCCTCATCTGCGTCCTCAGTTTGTCGGGGAATGTTGCCTTGCTCAATTTCAATCCTTTCTGTAGCTTTCGGTTGGTGAGCGCTTGAGAGGTCAAGACCTAGAATCTGCTGATGGAAACGCTCGGCCGAGATTCCCCGGCCGGGCCGTCAACAGATTCCAAAGGTCTTGCAGAACGTTTCGGTCGGAGCCGCGCCGTCGATAACAAGAGCGGCCGAAGCCGCCGGGAATGGTCCCAAATCAGACCACGGCCGAAGCCGCCTATGGTCGCCCGATTCCGCCTTAATCGACGGCCTGAAATGGTCGGGAGCTAAATTTCGTCTCGCAAATGGCGCGATAGCTACGCGCCTGGCGTTACCGGTCGCTAATCCGGCTCAGCGGTGGCAGGGGTACGCCGTACGCCCCATATGCCGTTCGTTTTTGTCAGTCGTCGTCGGTGAGGAAATCACCCAGACGGACGATCGCGAGCACCAGCCCCAGCATGAACAACACGAAGGGGCTGAGCAGAACCAGAAGAACGATCTTGATGAAACATTTCACGTCAATCCTCGTTGAAGCATCGGTCGATCTGTTTCTCAAGATCGTCAAGCTCGTAACCGTTGAACGGAACGCGCACGGTGATGCCTTCTTCCGTCTCAACAATCAGCTCATAAAAACGTTGCCTGCTTTTCCTGTCCACACGTTTGACCGTGACGCTCATTCCTGGGCTCCTTCCCATTCACGACGGGCACGCCGCGCGTGCGTCATCGCCTTGTTAATCGCGCCCTTCATCGCCTGAAGGTCGCCCATGTCCAAGCCATCGAACCCGAACGTGCTTCCGGCCACCTTGATGCGGCAGGGGAAGCCGTAGGGATTGCCGCCGGTGCATTCCGACGGGTCGATGTCCTGCACCTGGAAGTAATTGCTGGTGCATTCCGGATTGAAAACGCTCATTTCACTGCTCCTTGATTCATGGATGGACGGTTAGGCTCCTTCCTCCGCAGCGATAGGCTTGTAATCGCACAAACCAAACCTTTCAAACAACGAAGGAAGGAAGAACAATGAGTGACGAAAACACGTTCGATTTCGCCCTTTACCTGGGAACGACCACGCCGCTTACCATCACCATCAACCCCAAGGCCGTCCCGTGGTGGCAGATCGACGCTGGCGACGTCGTGCTTCCCATGCAGATCTTCTAACGCCGCTGGATCGTCGAGCGTGGCCATGACACCACGCTTGACAATCGCGGCCTGCTCTGACGTCAACGCCTGATTATGGATGTACACGGCGCGCGCATTAAGGACGATGCAGCCCTCGCCAGCCATCTTCACGGATTCAGCCGAGACCACGACAATGGAGCCGGCAGCGTCATGAATCAGCATCATTTCACCTCCAATGGCTCGCGGCCAAGCACGAGATCAGTGGAAACGTCGAAAAAGTCGGCTATGCGCAACACATCACGCAACGTGAAATTTGAGCGGCCATGGAATTTGTCGCTGATGGCCTGCTCGGAGACGCCTAGCTCATGCGCCAGATCGCGCTGTGTGACGTGATTGTCTCTCATGAGTTTTCTTATCTGACTAATCATTTAAAAACTTTCAGACTAAAGATTGATGAAGTCCTAGACCAAAGATTAATCATATGGCGTAGTCGACACGCCGAGTACTACGCTAAACCGTAGTAAAATGAATTTCATGACAATGCTAGATATTCAGCCGAGCGCTACATTGCGCAGGCAGGACGTTGTTGCGATGAATGCGAACATGATCTTGTCCAACAGCGGTTTAATGAAGAAGGACCTTGCTAAGGCAATGGGGCTCTCGCCGCAATCGATGGCGTCGAGGCTTCAGAGCAAGGCCGATTGGACCATTGACGAAACTTGCGCGGCGGCCGATTTCTTCGGCGTCCCGTTGATGGCTTTGCTGGATGAGAACTTAACGCCAGCAAAAGCCATGGAATATATAAAAACCGCCGTTCCGATAATGGGAACGACGGTCAATTGGTAGCGGGGCATGGATTTGAACCATGGACCTCTGGGGACACCAGAGGTCCAAGGTTCAAATCCATGGGGCTTCTGAGCTTATCCAAGCTCAGTTTAGCCGCGTGAAGATCAGGATGCCCATGATGGATCATGAGAAACAAGATCAGCGCACCGGTCCCATGGCGCAGAAGCATCGAAGGGTGGACTGACACCCTTAGGGCGGCCGTCCGGCTTATCTAGGCCGCGTGACGTGCCGACAGCCTCGCCTTTTTGACGCGGGCTTTCGCGGTCACGTCGTTGTCCTTCCAGTAGCACCAGATGGCGCTGCCGGCTGTCCATGCGAGGCTCACGAGCTGCGTGATGGTCGTGTCATCGATGTTGAGCACCGGATGGCCGAACATGGTCAGTCCCTGGTTGACAAGCGCAAGGAGCAGCACAAGGAATCTGGATATTGTGCCGCTGTCGATTCTCGGCGTCGTTGCCTCGGCGTTGCCATCGGCGGCGGCCATGATCTGCGCCGAGACGGGCATTGCGTCATCCTCCGTTGTGTTGGCCGTCGGGAGTCGGTTTTCCGTCGTGTCGGTCATTTCGCGGTCCCTTCCAGCTTGCTGATTTTTTCGGACAATTCGCTGATCTGCTTCTGCTGCGCTTCAAGGGTCTTGGTGAGCTGTTTCAGCATTCCGGGGATCTCGAAGCAGATGGTGTTGTAGATGTTGCCGCCCGGTGCCGAGCCCTTGTAGCTGTATTGCATGATGCTGTCGCGGATGCGCTGCGGCAGCTCGTAGGTAAGCAGATTGTACATGTTGCCGCCCGGTGTGGCGTTCTTTCCGTTGGGCTTGTATGCCCAGTTCCATACTTCGTCGCCTGCGTTGGACATGGTTCCTCCTTCAAGGATTCGGTTTGCTTGGTCGATGACCTGCTTGTATGGCAGTCCGTTGGGCGCGAGATCGGGGCAGGCGAGGTGGTCGGTGCCTGGAATCTCCCTGTGCAGCCACACATTGCCTTTCAGGCCGTCGTGCCACAGTTTTTTCCATCCGTACCTTCTCGCGATGTCGGCGCACAGTCTGGCGCTTGCGTCGATGCACTCCTGGGTGCATACCGCGCCGTCGGCCATGCCGCCCTCGTGCTCGATGCTGATGGTCGAATTATTCGATGCGTAGTTCGCGTCCGAATAGCTGCCGTCGAGTTCCGACACGTATTGGTGGATCTCTCCGGTCGCGCCGACGCCGTAGTGGGCCGATGCTCGGCTCGACTGGTTGGCGAACGTGGAATCGGTGCCGGCGAGGTATCCAACCATGATGTGCAGCGTGATGTGCGTGACGCCGTAGCCGTTGCGGCCAACGTAATGGTTCGGGCTTCCTTTCCAGATGATGCCGCTCATGTGGTTCCTTTCCTTCCTTTAGTCGAACAGGTCTTCCGGCGGCGACGGCGGCGGTGGTGGGGCGCGCCTGTAGATGTGGTCGATGAGTTGCCGGTTCCATTGCCAGAGGCGTTGGTTGTCGGCCTGCATCTTCTGCGCGAGCCGGTAGGCTTCCATCTTGTTCTTCGCGGCGGCCGAGAGGGTGGAGACCAGTGCGCCGACGACCGCGCCGACTGCGCCGACGATGGCGATGATGAGATCCGTCATGCGTCGGGCTCCGTGTAGATGTAGACGATCCAGACGTTGAGCGCGCTCGTGTTCGATGCGCCTTTGCGTACGATGATCTCGGATGGTGTGACCGTGACTTCTGAATGCCAGTAGGTGTCGGTGGCGAGGTACGGTTGGAGCGAGCCGCCTTTTCCTTGGGTGATGACGCGGTAGTCCAGTAGGCTGTAGATGCTGAAGCCCGGTGGGGTGCGCGAGTTGTTGGTCAGGTTCTTGTATTCTCGGACCTGCATGCAGATGCGGCGGCCGTCCACCCATTTGCGTCCGGTGTAAATCCGCGAGTTGAGTCTCCAAGTGCCGTTCCATGGCATGTCGGCGGTTCTGGTCTTGACCCATTGCTCGCCGTCCCACACATATGGGCCGTTGTCGTCGTTGCCGCCGGTGACGAAACCTGTTTGGCCGATGACGCCGGTGATCTGCCGAAGGGCTTCGAGGGTGGTCGCGACGGCCGGTTTGACGCCTTCCGGCGTGGTCCTCCGGTCCACTTGGTCAAGCGCCTTCTCGAACGTGTCGGCCATGCTCTTGAACGAGTCCGGCGCGGTTGACACGAGGTCGGAGCCTTCGGGATACGAGAGGCCGTAGATGGGTGTTGTTGCTGTCATTGTGTTCCTTCCTTTTCGGCGGTGGGAGAAGAAGTGTCGATGACCTGGATCATCGAGAGGTCGCAGATGTGCAGGTCGAGCTGCTGCCAGCTGAGGGTGGGCAGGTCGGTCCATGTGATCTGTTTCGTCAGCAGCGGCCGGAGCGCGGCCAGCGTCGCTTCCTGGGTGAGTGTCGGTTTGCCGTTGCGCCACCGGTATGAGAGCGTCCCGCCGATGGTCGTGATGGGGCCGGTGAAGGACGGTCGGCCGTCTGAGCCGGTCAGGGCCAACGCCTTGGCCTTGACGATGATGAACGGGCCGGATGGGCTTGCCTTGTACAGCCATGGCCGTCGTGCCGGGTCGATTCGCGTGCTGTTGAACGTCACGGTCTCCGGGACCATGCGCAGGTCGTGCGATTCGAGCCATTGCGCGATGTTGACGCGGTCCGTGTCGCTGACGTTCGAGGTGCCGCCGCTGTTCCATACGCCGCCCGAGTCGTCCACGGCGAGCATGTCGGAATCGAGGGTGAGGCTCTTCTGCATGGCGGTCAATTGTGGTGGCAGACGGTCCTGGTCTCCCATCGTGATCTCCACGTCGTCGAAAGAGAGCTGGCCGTTGTCCGATTTGACGCGTTTCGCGTTGATGACGACCTGTGTCAAAGGTTCGGTGATGCTCAGATCCGTCGATGCCTCGATGTCGGCCGCCGAGAGCGCGTTTCGTGTCTCTCCGTCGGTGAGGACGGTGAGTCGGCCATCGGTTGACAGGTGCACGGCGATCGGGTCGGCGAGGAACAGCGGCCTGAGGGTTGATGTCGCGCCGTCGTAGACTTCGTGCCATTGCGGGAGTCGTGGCCCGGCGGTGAGCCGGTGCAGCAGGTCGAGCTGCGATGGGTGGTCGGATGGCGTGTATGGTGCGACGCTTGACGGCAGGGCGAGCCCGTCCAGTTGGGCTTCCGGCGCTCCCTGCGCCGAGGCCCTGCGGTTCATCTCCTTGAGGCGTGCGGATGGCGTGCCTATCCAGTGCGCGCCGTTCCATTTCGCGGCCGTGTCTGTCGGTCCTTGTGATTGCAGGCGCTTCCATATGGCCATCCTCGATGTGGCGGAGAGTTTGAGCAGCCACCCGCCGTCGCTGGCCGGTTCGATGCTGCCGCCGGTGGAGACGGTGCCGGAGAACATCGTAGAGGCGAGCGAGTCGGTGGATTCCGGCGAGCCGGGGGAGTAAGCGCGGTGCAGCGAGTCGATCGGGATGCGCAGATCTTCCCAGCCGCCCATCGACGGCTGAAGATCTTGCCATCTGGGTTGATCGGAGAACTGCATGATCACTTTCATGCCGGCCAATGTGAGTGCCTGGCCTGCGAGCCGTCCGGTCTTGTCGCGCAGGGTGAAGTTCATCACGGCAGGTTCGGGCTGTTCGTCGATGCTGTCGCTTCCCCACCGGATAGTGAAAGAGTCGAGGGCTGCGATGTCCTTGGCTGAGTCGTTCACCGGTGTCCAGCCGGTGCCGTTGCCGGTGTCGATGAACATGAAGCACTGCTGCATCATGACCTCCTTGCGTCGTAGTCGGCCAGGAGCCGTTTGATGGCCTTGGCGGTGCCGTCCTTGTCGATGACCTCGCCGTTGATCTCCACGTTCCAGGTGTTGACCACGGCTGGCGTGGCCGTGTTGCCTTGGGCGGAGAGGTTGAGGGGCATGGCCGCGAGTCTGCGGTTGGCGCGGCTGATAGCGGTTTCGACGTGGCTGTCGAACCCGTTGTTGAGGCCCTGTGCGAAACCGGTCATGATGGCCTGGCCGGCGGGGATGAGCAACCTCCGGTCGTAGCTGATCGGGCCCTTGTGGGCCTTGATCCAGTCGCCGATGCCGCTGATCCAGCCGGTCACGTTGCTCCACATCGATTTGAGGCCGTTGAGGAATCCGCTGATGATGCTTGCGCCGGCGTTGTACAGGATGCTGCCGGCGTTGCTGAAGAACCCGGCGATGGAGCCCGGCAGTCCACGGAACCAGCCGACCACGCCGTTCCATGCGTTCCTGGCGCCGTTCGCGGCCGAGCTGAAGATGCCGATGATGGTGGAGCCGAGACCGGAGAAGAAGCCGATGATGCCCTGCACGCAGCCGGAGAGGAAACTAGTGAAGCTAGACCACACGGCCTTGCCGGTGTTGGTGCAGGTGAAGAAGTAGGTGAGTCCGGCCACGAGCGCGGCGATGAGCGTGATAACCAGCATGATCGGGTTCGCGGCCATGACCGCGTTGAGCAGCGCTTGAGCGGCCGCGGCCAACTGCATGGCCGTGGTCACGGCGGTCACCACGGCTCCGCCGATCGCGGCCACGAGAGGGGTCACAAGATCCAGATTCTGACTGATCCAGTCGCCGGCGGTCTTCAGCCAGCCGCCGACCGTCTGCGCGGCCGTGGCGACGGTGTTGAGCACGTTGCCGAACGCGGTTCCCGCCGGCTGTCCTCCGGTCATCGCGTTCACGACCGCCATGATGCCGTTCCACAATGATTGCAGGCCGCCGCCGACCGACTGCGAGGCCGTCTGCAATGCGGTGAACGCGCCGGTGTCCTTGACCTGGCCGAAGAACGTCTGCAATCCCTGCACGCCGTTGGTGGCCAGGCTGGTCACGGCAGTTGATGCCGCGTTGATGCCGCCCGTGACCGCCGGCTTGAACAGGTTGAACGCGTCGGTCAGACCGCCGACCACTGCGGCTTCGAGGTTGCCCATGGCTCCCTCGATGGTGCTGGTGGATGTCGCGGCCTGTTTCGCCACGTCGGTCATGCCGAGGTCCAGCAGCGCCTGGTTGAACTCGTCGGCCGTGATCTCGCCCTTGGCCATGGCGTCGCGGAAGTTGCCCGTGTACGCGCCGTTCTTCAGCAGGGCCTCCTGGAGTTTGCCGGACGCGCCCGGGATGGCGTCTGTCAGCTGGTTCCAGTTCTCGGTGGTGAGCTTGCCCGCGCCTGCGGTCTGCGTGAGCATCATCGCGACGCTTTTGAACGTGTCGGCGTTGCCGCCGGCCACTGCGTTCAGGTTGCCGGCCGCTTCGGTCAGTTCCATGTAGTTGCCGATGCCGTTGGCGGCCAGCTGCGCGGTGGTGTTCTGGATGTCGTCGAGCCCATACACGGTGTCGTCCGCGTATTTCCTGGTCTCCTTCGCGGCGGCCTGCACGGCCTTCGTGTCGATGCCGGCGAAGCTCATGGTGTTCATGAACTTGTCGGTGCTGTCCGACATGTTCACCACGTCGCTCGCGAAGCCCTTGAGCTTGTCCCACAGCGCGGTCACGCCCTTGACGGCCAATCCGCCGATGGCGCTGCCGAAAGCGGCCGCCTTCGTGGTGGTCTTCTCGAACGCCTTGACGGCATCATCGGCGTTGCCGGTGATGCGCACGCTCATGATCGCGCTGTGCGCCACGGTTCACTCCTTCTGCGATTCTTCCGCTTCCTTGAGCAGTTCGGCCAGTCCGGTGCCCCAATCCAGTTCGTCGGCCTCGTTCCTCCATTGCCATGGCGTGCCGCCGAAACGGCTTGCCAGGAGGAACGAGAGACGGCCGAGCGAGCCTTTGGGCCACTCGGCTAGTCCGTAGGGTTTCCTTCTTCGGGGTCCTCCTTCGCGGTCGCGAGGTCGAAGGACGCCACGGTGTCCAGCCAATGCTCGAAGTCGGGAAGATTGCGGCCGGCCATGCGCAGGGCCGCGTAGGCCGCGTAGGCCCCGGACCGGACGGGGGACTGGGTGATGGGCCCCCAGCCGGCCTCGATGGCGTGCGCTTCGGCCTTGCAGGTGGCGCGCATCGTGATCGGCACGAGCTCGTGCTTGCCGTCCGTGTAGGTGATCCGTGTGGTTGCCATGTCATTTTCCTTTCACTTGTTTCAATGTCTTGTCGATGAAGTCCTTGTAGACCTTTTGCCATTGGCTCTCGGTGGAGGCGACGCCGTTGTTGACGAAGAGCCTTGGCTTGATGTGGCGTGCCGGCCAGCCGTAGTTGATGGGGCCGGCGTATGGCACGGCCTTGCGTCCCGCGCGGATGACGCCGGCGCGTTTCGTCGCGCCGACGCGGAGGCTGCCGGCCAACCTGCCGGTCTTGCCGCGCGGCGCGAGGTTGCGGACCGCTGGCAGCGCTATCTCTGCCGCCTCGCGGTTCACTTCCTTCAGGTCGTCCATGTCCGCGCCGGCCTTGCGCATCGTCTGCACGAAGCGTCTCTGGCCGACGACCATCAGCGCCTTGTCCGCCATCACTTGCCCTCGTATGCGGCGTGGGCGACGTTCGTGACGGCGAAACTCAGATCGTTCGTGTTCTTGGACTTGACGTCGCCGCCGATGGCGATTGGCGCGATGGTGACGTTGAAGGTCCATTGGATCTTGCCGGTCTTGTTCGGTACGAACTGGGCCGGCAGCGTCTCGCCCTTGTGGTCGAAGAGCCAGACGGCCAGACCGTCCTCGCTGAAGTCGTCGCCCACGGTGCCCTCGAACGTCCACGTGGTCGTGGTGTTCGTTTCCTCGGATCCGTCCAAGTAGGTCGTCGGGTCGTCGCTGCTGTTCGACGGGTTCAGCTGCGCCTTGGTCAGGTCGGCGCTGAAGTCCCTGCCGTTTGAGGTGTCGGTGATTTTGAAGATGCCCGGTCCGAGCGTGCGGATCTTTCCAGCCATGATTGTTTTCCTTTCCTTGTCTTATTCGGTTTCCAGGGCGTTCAATGTGACCTGGTAGGCCGCGAGCGTGCCGGCGCCGGCCAGGTTCCAGCTTGCCGGTGTGGCCTTCTGAAGGTTCAGGCCCTTGTCGGCGAGCCGGTCGAGCGCTGTGAGGATGTCATCGACTGCGGATGGCTGCGTGGCCGGCGTGCCGGCGATGACGTCCAACGTCCATACCGGTTCTGGCGGGCCCCATGATGGCCATTCCACGGTTGGCGGTTCGATGAACACCGCGACTTTGCCGGCCGCCGGGCGGATCAGTTGGGCGTCGATGCTGACGCTGCTGACCAGTCCATCGAGCATGTCGGTGAGCGTGTTCATCAGCGCGGCGCGTTGTTCCTGGATGTTCATGCGATCACCATGCCCCCGGTGAGCACGCCGGCGGCGCGGAGTTTCGGCCAGACCGAGCGGAGCGGGTCGGTGGAGATCCTGAATGGTTCCACGGTCGAATCGCCCACGTCCATCACGCCCAGGCGCGCGTCACGCATGTTGAACAGGTCCGCCGCGCAGGAGACGATGCAATCGGCCAGCAAATCGTCATCGACGGCGGCGGTGCCGACCGCGTGCGCGACGTATCGGCGCGCCGCCGCGAGTTTGACCGTGAGCCGTTCGTCCTCTCCGGCCGGCACTCCAACCTCGTCGCGGAGCCGTTGCAGCAGGATGTTGTCAGCGATCATCATGCCGTGGCGAACTTCACCGGAATCAGGCCGTCCGCATGGGTCGTGGCTACCGCCATGTATCCGTAGACGCTGTAGCTGTTGGTCAGGCCGGTCACGTTCCCGTCGGTCAGCTGCGCCGGGCCGCCGGATTCCCAGACGGTCACGGCGGCGGGGTCGATGAAGCTGGCCAGTCCTGCGTCGGCGTTCGGCAGCAGCACGACGGGGACGCGCATGAACGTGCCGGCCACGCCGGTCAGGTCGAAGCTGCCGATGGTGTCGGTGCCGTCGCCGCTGAGGTTGAAGAAACGGTCGCCGGTGTCCTTGAGCCTCACCAGCGCCTTGAGCACGTCCTTGGAGACCGCGAGGCGTGTCAGCGACACGTTGCGGTCGTCGGCCAGCTCGGATGCGTCGATGATGAGGGACACCCAGTCGTCGATGGTCATTGATGCCAGCTGAGGGGCGTCGATCTTGTTGGCGTCCTTGGACGCGTCGCGCTGCGCCTTGATCTCCGCGTACAGGTGGTCGCGCACGGCCTTCTCGGTGGCCTTCGCGTAAGCGTTCTGCAACGCGGTGATCGCGGTGTTGAGCATCGGCGTGGTGCTGCGTTCGATGGTCTGGCGGCTCAGGGTGGTGTAGCCGCCGTAGGTGTTGATGTCGGCCGTCTTGGTGCCGAAGCTGATTTTTCCGAAGGAAAGATCGGCGCCTTCCGTCTCCTGTTTGCCGACGGCGCTGGTGTCGGAGGTCACGACATGGTATTCCATGCTCATGCCGGTCGCCGGGAGCGTGTCATGGGCCAGGAGCTGGGAGACCTTGCGGCGTTCCTCGATCAGTTTGAGATCATCGGCGATCCAGGTGGCGGTGTTGCCGGTGTCCTTGGTCGAGATCAGGTCACGGCATTCCTTCATCACGGCCATGGCCTGCTCGTCTCCTCGCGCGAGGGCCTGCATGTATTCGCCGTGGCTTCGGTAGGCCGCGCCGATGGCCGCCGGCGCCGGTTTCGCGCTCATCTTGCTGATCTCGGCCTTGATGCCGCGCTGTTCCTCCTGCATGGACTGGATCAGGTCCATCAGTTCGTTGTTGTTCTCCATGGTTTCCTTCCTGTGTTCCACGGCTGGTGCCGCTGATTTGGTCATTTTCGCGTTCTGGTAGGCCGGCCAGCTCACGATGCTGGTCTCAAGCAGCCTGACCTTCCGACGGTGGGTGATGCCGTCGCGGTCCTTCTGCGATTCGATCGGGACGAAGCCGACCGAGAAGCTGTCGAGCACGCCGTCACGGATCAGGGTCATCGCGTCGCGGCCGCGTGCCGTGTCGCTGATCCGCGCGGTGATGTGCAGGCCGTCGTCCCTGCTTTCCGCGTTGGTGATCCGTCCGATGGTCTCGCCGTGCTCGAAGCACAGTTTCGCCTCGTCAAGCCCATCGAAAGAGCAATCGCGGTCGAAGGTCTCCGCGCCGTCCCACGTATCGATGATGTCGCCGAACGGCACCGCGACGCCCTCCACCGTCGATGCCCCGGCGTCGTCGGCCGAGCGGAGCGTCAGCCCCTTCCAGGCGATTTCACGTTTCTCGATGTTCATTGTTCCTCTCCTTTCACGAGTGCCGGCAGCCCTTCCTTGCGCCTCACGTCATCGACGGTGAGGAAACCGGCCTCGATGGCGGTCTTGTAAGCCGTGTATCGGTCGCTCATGTTCGCGCGCTGCGAGCTGTCCCAGTCGAACTTCGCGGTTCGGCCGCGCGGCAGCAGACGGTTGAAGATCTCCTCGATCTCGCCGGTGTAGGCCGCCAGCGTGTAGTCCGCGAACTCGATCCACGACTGTTCGATGTTGCTGTAGGTGAGGTTCGAGCCATCGACGGCGGCGAGCATGATGCTTGCCGGGATGCCGAGCAGACGGGCGATCTGCGTGGTGTCGAACTTCTGAGTCTCCAGAAATTGCAGGTCCGCCGGCTTCAGGGAGAGCGGCACGTATTCCAGGCTCTTGCCGACTACCTTGATGTCGCCGGCCTCGCCCGACGCCTTCCATGATGCCTTGGCCTGCTGCGCGGCTTCTTGTGTGATGTTCTCTGATGTGCGCAGATAGCCCTTGAGGTTCGAGCCGTCGGTGAAGAACTTCGCCTTGTAGTCGCGGGCGAGCTGTGCGGCCTCGATTTCCTCGCGCGCCGCCGAGATGGGGCCGAGGCCGCGAAGACGTCCGGGCACGTTGAGGAACTTGCTGTGCACGATGTCCTCCGCCGTGTAGTCGCGGCCGAGATAGGAGAACCGCAGATCAGGCCGCGCGGGGTCGTCGCTTTCGTCCGTGACGGTCACGTATTGCGGCGGCAGGACCTCGCAGGTCA